ATGAAATTAGCCGTCCAGTACCGGGGATTTTGCAACCCCAAAATCTACACAGAAGACCAGTTAGCGCCGAATGGTGACCCGCTACCCGGCGCGGTCCCGCGTACAAATGGCCCTACCCATAATTTGCTCCTAAATAATTTTTATGAATCGTTTTTAGGTGGCGCTGGTGGCACTAACCCATCGCGAGCGCAACTGCTTTCATTCGTGCAAGCGAGTGATGAAACAACCACCCCGGCGCCTGGTGATACCTCTGTAAACCCAATCGGCACTGGCCGCCTTCCGGTTTATGCGCCTGCCTGCACAGCTGCAATTGTCGGCAATAAAATTGTACAAACCATTCAATATCGGGGCACTAAAGGGCAGATTCAGGGTACGGTTGGGAAATTTGCGCTCTTCAAAGATGCGTCAGGTGGCAACCCTAATGCTGCGTCTCGCGTCAAAGATTCTGGCGGTTTTCCGACTACGCTACCGCTTGGAGCAAACGACTACTGCTATGTTGATTGGATTTTTGAAACCACAATTAATCTAACATCCGATATAGGTGTTGTAACGATTGAGAGCGAAGGTAGTTTTAATTTTGAACTAAAACCTGCCATCTGGAATTCTATCGCTAATTACGGCTTACTAAATTCGCTAGCCTGTCATTCCGCTGCATCGCGAGCAAATGCCTTAGGGTTTAATCTTCTGCGCGCCTATAGCGGCCAAACACTGGGCGCCGTTACGGGGGTTCCATCCGGCACAAATATGGATTTAGTTAACACAACTCCAGCCGCTTATGTGGCGAACTCGCGCCAACTTGATATTGAGTACTACGCAACAGAAGCCGATTTAAATATATCCGGCGGTATAGGTTCCATTCTTTTAATAAATAGCAGTACGGCAAGTGGCGGCTGGCAAATGAGCTTCGCAAAAACCACCGACGGGTCGAAGTTGAACAAAATAAATACAAAGGAGTTCCGCCCCGTAATCACTTACGCGTTTACTTAAGATGGTAGCCCCTGTTAACCCTAATGACTCTGAGGTGGTAACCGCCTATCTTGACGTGCTGGCCCCCCGGCACCTAGGCCGTGGCCAAGCCTACGATAACCTGGGCGCGCTATCCGCAGTCGATTGGCTATCGGGCTTTGTGCGCGTGAACACCTCCGCGCTTTTCGCGCTGGCCGAAGCGCCCGCGCTCCTAGACTTGTCGTTTGACCAGAATAACCGCCCCATAGTGGCGTATAAAGTCAGCGCTGGCGGGTTCATCTACTACTACAGCCCGCTAGGCGCCGGGGGCTACGTCAGCGAACCCGTGGGCGCGGGGGACGGCTTGGCGGTGCATAATGATTTTTACCTGCGCGGGTCTAACATCCTAGCCGTGCAGCTCGTCGGGGGCGAGGTGCGCTATCGAATCCACGCCGAGCGCTGGGCCAACGAGTACACGCTAAACGTCCAAAAGCTGGCGGCCATTACCCACTTCGGCCCTAGTGTGCCGGTCGCGGGGCAGCGTAGAAATACGCTGATTGTTAAAGGCCCCGCGCTAAGCTAAACTCACCGCAAACAACCGGAGCAACGCCTATGCCCATCTCAACAGCCATCGACGCCGGGGCAGTGGCCCGCGTAGTCGGCATTAAGACCGCGTTTAAAAAGTCAGACAGCGGGGGCACCACTTTTTTGCCCCAGCGCGTGGCCGTGATTGGCCAGGGCGCAACCGCTGCGACCTATAGCACCACTAAAGCCCAGTTCACCAGCGCCGACGCGGTGGGCGCCGCCTATGGTTACGGCTCGCCCGTCCACCTGGCCGCCCGCCAGTTGCTCCCCCTGAATGGGGACGGCCTGGGCGCAGTGCCTATGACTATCTACCCCCTAACCGACGCGGTAAGCTCCACGGCAGCGGCGGGTGCAATCACCCCCACCGGCTCACAGACTACCGCCGCCACCTACGTGATCAAGATAGGCAATGTGGCAAGCGCCCCGTTTAATATCCCGGCGGGCACCTCGATTGCGGCAGCCTGTACCGCCATTGCGGCGGCTATTAACGCCGTGCTGCATATGCCAGTATCCGCCACAGCGGGCGCCACTTCGGTGACGCTCACGGCTAAGTGGAAGGGCACCACTGGTAACGGTATGCCTCTCGTTATCGAGTCCACAGGCACCGGCACGCTCGTCATGGGCATAACTAATATGACCGGCGGCGCAGTTGACCCCGACATCACCACCACGCTAAACAGCTTCGGCGAGGTGTGGGAGACAATGGTGCTTAACTGCCTGGGTACTACGGGCAGCCTTGACGCCTTGCAAACGTTTGGTGAAGGCCGATGGGGGCCGCTGATGCGCAAGCCGTTTGTCGCGTTTATGGGCGACACTACGGTGTCGGTATCTTCTGCGATCAAAAGCCGAACAACCGATCGGGTAAACGCGCAGCTTACCTGCCCAGGTAGCAAAGACCTGCCGCTGGTAGTGGCCGCGCGGCAACTTGCGCGCATCGCTAAGCTGGCGAACAACGACCCCCCACACGATTACGGCGGGTTGCCCGTGGACGGTATTAGCGTTGGCGCTGACGCCGAGCAGTGGATGTACGCGGATCGCAATACTGCCGTTCTCGGCGGTTGCAGCACAATTGAAGTACGTAATGGCATAGCTACGATTTCAGACGTAGTGACTTTCTACCGTCCAGCGGGTGACACACTGCCCCCTTACCGTCATGTGGTCGATATCGTCAAGCTGCAAAACTGCATCTTTAACTTTGATTTGCAGTTTAAGAACTCTGAGTGGGACGGCGCGCCGCTGATCCCCGACGATCAGCCGACTGTTAGCCCAACGGCTAAACGGCCGAAGGATTACCGCGCCGCCTGCGCCGCTATCGTTAACGACCTGGCGCTCGATGCGATCCTCAGCGATCCGGAAACAACAAACAAGAACACGCAGGTAGAAATCGACGCGAACAACCCTAAGCGGGTTAACGTCGCCGTACCGATCAAGATCAGCGGCAACAGCAACATCACGAGCCTCGAACTCAATTGGGGCTTCTACTTCGGCGGCTTGACCGTAGGGGCATAACATGGCAGCAATCGGTGGCAGCATTGAGTCCGTGAGCTTAAACGGGCGTATTTTTTCAGTAACCGCCGACGCGGACGCAACCCGGCGCCTTGGCGGTAAGTCTAACGACATCGGCAACAACGGCGACGGCACGGGCCGCATTCTACAGACGGTGACGAACTGGTCTGTAGACGGGTTAGTGCTGAGCTGCGACGACGCGCGGGGGGACCAAGAGTTCATCCAAGGCCTGGCGGACAGTCCGAATTTCCACGTGGTCACGCTCACTTATGCGAGCGGGTCCGTGTGGAGCGGTAAAGGCATCATCACGGGCGAGCCCGAGCACAGCAATATAAATGCAACGGTGTCAATCGGCCTTAAGGGCGTTGGCAAGTTAACGAGGCAATAAGCTATGGCGCGCGACATTAAAGTGGCCGAAGAACAGGCCGAGGCCGAGTTTATCGACTGGCTCGAAGGCATGGACATTGACCCTGACACCGAGGGCGACAAGGCCCGCGTGATTAAGGCGATCATGCACGGCGACCTAGTATTTAATGACGACGGCTTGGCAGTTTATACCCCCTGGCGCAGTGCGTCCGGCTACCGCGAGCCGCTTGTATTCCACGAGCGAACCGGCGCCGATCTCATGGCCGCCGACGCTAAAGCCAAGCTAGGCCCCCTGCGCCAGATGTACGCAACTATGGGCAGCCTATGCCGCGTGGATGCCTCAGTATTCAGCAAGCTGTCCGGTGCCGACATCAAGACGTGCGAGGCCGTGTTCGGTTTTTTAATGGCGTGACCCGCACGCTACTGGTGATAAACGGGGCCGAGTCGCCTATACCCCAGCGGGACGGGGGCAACCTGTTTACATCAGTCTACCGCTCAATGCTGCTGCAAATTTGCCGGGATTTCCCCGGCTTGCCGGACGTAAGGGCGCTAAGTGCGGGTCAGATCAAGTTCTTTTACCAGGCTTTGAAACCGGAGTTAATGCGCAGCAATGGCTAGCCGTCGGCAGTTCGTAATTGAAACCGTGGCGCGTGTGGTGGACCGGGTAACCGCCCCCATGCGCCGCATTACTATGTCGCAAATCCGCAACGCCCGCACAATCCGCGAGGCGTTCGGGCGTGTCAGCGTGGCTATGGGGCAGCAGTTCGCCCGCATGGTGTCCACGGCTGCGCGATTCTCCCGGCGCATGGTTAACGTCGGGGTGCAGCAGCTCGGGGGCCTAGCAGCTTCGACAGCCAAGTGGGGCAGCGCTACCGCCGCAGGCCTAGGCGTGGGCGCCATCGCGCTCAACCACTCCACCACCGAAGCGCAGCGACTCAGCAAGGCTATGGGCTTGAACGTCGAGCTGGTGGAGGCGTTCGAGTCGTCGTTAAACGGCACGTCCTTTAATCTTGAAAATATTATCGACCTGGCTGAGGAACTGTCTAACAAGGTCGGCGAGTCTAAGAAAACCGGGTTGACCGAGTCGCTTAAGGGTGGCTTAAAAACCCTCGGGCTCAAATACGCGGACATCAAAAAGCTAGGCCCCGAAGCCCAATTTACTAAGCTATTTGACACCGCGCTCAAGATGAAGGACAGGCAGGCCGCCGCGTCCGGCCTTGACCAGATTATGGGCGGGGAGGCCAACAAGGTTTTTTCAGTATTAGCCGACCGGGCGAAGTCCACAGGCGACCTCATCAAAGCCTATCGCGCGCTTAACTTCCAAACCGAAGAGAGCCGCCGGGGCGCCATGCAGTTTACCGACCAGCTATCGAGCCTTACCGGCGCCATTGTCTCCGTGGGCAAGTTCGCCGCCGGTATCCTGGGCGAGCGTATCCAGGCCAAGTTAGGCGAGCTAACCAAGTACCTAGAAACCCAAAAAGCCACCGTGCAAAAGTGGGTCACAGAGACCGTAGATTCCTTCGTCGCCCAGTTACCTAAAGCCCTAGAGGCGGTTAAAAAACTATTCACGTTCTTGATTGACAACGGCCCCCAAATCGGCCAGGCCATTGAGGGCCTGCTAAAATTCCTAGACGGCCTAGGCACTGTGTGGAAATACACCCTAGGCGGCCTGGGCGAATGGTTAGGCGAGACGGCAGGTAAGGCAGTGGTGGGCCAAGGCGCCCAAGACGCCGAGGCATCCCGCAAGGCCTACCTTGAGCGCAAAGCCCGTGGCGAACTGTCCTACCTCAGCAGCCCCCAGGAGCGCACCGCCCGCATGATTCAAGAGCGCAACAGCACAACCACTACGCAGGTGGAGCTAGTCAACCGCACAGGCATGGCGACCGTTACCCGAGGCGCTAAGGCTCAGGGCTTCCGCATGGTGTCCACGGGGGCGCTAGCGTGACTACTCTCCGCGAGGCCGCATACACCCCCGAGGGCGGCCAGCGCCTGACGTTCATATATGAGGACGTGAGCCGTGCCCTCGACCTGCGGGGCACTGTTTACGAGTTCCCCGACGCGGCGGGCTCTTACGTCCAGCGCACCGGGCGCAGTGGTAACCGCTACCCCCTCCGGCTGATATTTAGTGGCCCCGATCACGTCGAGCAGGCCGACGACTTCGAGCAGGCCCTGCTATCGCCAGGCGTGGGCAAGTTAGAGCACCCAGTTTATGGCCCTAAGGACGTTGTGCCCTACGGCGACCTGGCCCGCGAAGAGCGGCTAGTAACTGAGGGCAACCAGACCACCCTAGAGCTGACATTCTACGAGACGATCCGCAGCGTTTACGCCACCGCAGCCAACGACCCCGCCACCGCCGCAGGTAGCGCGGTGGGCCGGTATAACGCGGCAGCTCGTAACAAGTTGCTAAGCCTAGGCGGGCTAGTTACATCCCCCGAGTTTAAGGCCCGATATGGCCGCCTGCTGGACGACACTAAAGCCGGGCTAGCTAAGGTGGCCGCATACTCCCAGGCCAGCGAATCGCGGTTTAACGCGGTTTACGAGTCAATCAACGGCGGCATTACCCTGCTAGTCGGCGACCCCCTAACCCTGGCTAGCCAGACGACTAGCTTTGTAGAGAGCGCCGCCCGTGCGCCCTCCCGTATCCTCGACCGCCTCGCCGCCTATGGCAACTTGGCCGCGTCAATCATCCGCCGGGGAGTAGCCTTAACGCCCCTCGACTTGCACAGCGCTGATCTATTCGCATCCGCCCACGTGGTGGGCCAGGCCCTTTCGGCGCTTGAGCACACATTCACCACCAAGCCCGAGGCAATCGGCGCGGCCCAAAGCATTGCGGCCACGTTCGACGCCGTGGTGGCTTGGCGGGATGCCAGTTTTGCAGCCGCCCCCGACGCAGGCGCCGACGAACTACACGAAGCGCTGCAGGAGACCGTGGCCACGGTGACCGGCTACCTAGTTCAGCTTAGCTTCACGCTGCTACAAGAGCGCCGGGTGCGGTTGACTGGCCCCCGCTGCCCGCTTGAGCTATGCGCCGAGCTTTACGGGGCGCTAGATGAAAAGCTGCAATTTTTTATTGACTCTAACGCCCTAAGCTGGGACGAGCACTTGCTACTGCCCGCCGGTCGGGAGGTCGTTTACTATGTATAGCGCCCGCGCCGGGGATACCTTCACCGCGATAGCCCGCACGGTCTATGGCTCCGAAGGCTTTGCATCCCGCATCCGCACCGCTAACCCCGGCCTAACCGAGCCGCTGCCCGCAGGCGCCCAAGTGCTGACCCCCGGAGCGCCCGAGGTGGTGCAGGTGTCGCAGTGGTCGAGCACGTCCCCGACCGAGTGCGCTGTGGTTATCGACGGCCAGCGCTTCCGGTATTGGTCGAGCGTGGCGTTCACCCAGGCCGTGGATAGCATCGACACCCTAGAGCTTATATGCCCGTTTGACCCCAACGACCCCGCACACCGGCAGTTCTTCCAGCCGTTTAAGTTCCAGCGCGTGCAGTTCCTCGTGGGCGGTCAAGTGGTCTTTACCGGGGTATCGCTTGGCGCAGTGCCCAACGTGGAAGCGGACGGCGTGGGGGTGTCCCTCCGGGCGTATGCCGCGTGCGGGGTGCTTCAAGACTGCACCCTGCCGATCAGCGCGCTGCCGTTTGAGTTCGATGGGCTCAACTTCCGCCAGATTGCCGAACGGGTAGCTGGCCACTTCGGCCTTACAGTCAAGGTGGACGGCGAGCCGGGCAAAGTCTTTGAGGACGATGGCAAGGTGTCCATCCAAGCCAGCGATACCGCCCTAGACTTCCTAAGCGCTTTGGCCGCCCAGCGCAACTACGTCTTAACGTCCACCCCTGACGGCGGACTCTGGGCGCGCCAGTTCGTCAGCCCGGACGGCCAAACGGATACGCTCATAAAAGCTCAAGCCCCCGCCCAACTGGCGGCCCGGCTGGCTCAAGGGGAGTCGCCCTTGGTCTCGGTGTCTGCCGAGTTCAACCCCCAGCAGTTTTACTCACATATCACAGCCCTTGAGTACGCCGACGTGGAGAGCGCCGGGGCGGCGTTTACCGCCCGCAACACCCTATGCCCTACGCTCCGCCCGCTTAACTTCGCGGTGCAAGACGCGGAGACCGCCAGCGTTAAGACTGCCGCGCTGGCTAAGATGGGCCGCATGTTTGCAGGCATGGCCACGTATCGTGTGACCGTGGCGACCTGGCTAGACGCTAAGGGCCAACGCTGGGCGCCGGGGGCTGCGGTATCGCTCCACGCGCCGGGCGCTATGGTCTACTCGCCGTACACGTTCATGATCCGGGCGGTGGACTTCCAGCGCGATAGCACCAGTGAGTCCGCTAGCCTAGAGCTTGTGCTGCCCGTGGCATTCACGGGTGCCCGACCGGAGCGCCTACCGTGGGATTCCTAGCCAAGTGCCTAGCCTTCGCCGCCCCCTGGCTCAAGTTCGACCGAGGGCTAGGCGGCGACGTTCGCACCGGGCGCCTAGCGCTGCCGCCGGGCATTGCTGCGGTACCGGTACCGGGGGACACGCTGCTAGTGATCCAGGTCCCAGGCACCGGGGGCAGGTTCTCCCCGGTGGCAGTCGTCGCAGCACCCGGCCCAACCGTGGACGCGGGCGAGGTGGCGCTGTATTCTAGAGCCGGTAACATTGTCCAAGCCGTCATTCATGCGAAGGCGGACGGCAGCATAAGCATTCAAAACCCGGCGGGGGGCGAGTTCATCATGACCGAGAATGGCGAGGTAACAATTAACGGCACGCTCTTTAAGCCCGGCGGCGTAGTAGAGGCCGCGAGCGCTAAAGTCGGCGGGGTTCAAGTAGTCGGCCACGTTCACCAGGTTATTGCCGAGGGCAGCCCCTCCGGCCCTATGGAAGCGGGGGTTTAATTGGACGTTAGGCTGCAGCAAACCAACGACGGCGGCGACTTCGACGTAACCGCCGGAGTAGTGGAGCTTACCCCTGGCCTAGATACTGCCGCGTACCTAAGCCTATATGGCGGCAACCCAGGCGACGACGGCGTGGGGGACAACCCCGGCCAGTGGTGGGGCAACCTGTTAGACGGCGAACCCCTCCGCAGCCGCGTGCAACACGTAACCCAGTCCGTACCGGCTACGGCGGCTAATCTGCGCCGTGCCGAGGACGCCGCCCGGCAGGACCTAGCGTGGCTACTGCGGGAAGGCATCGTTAAGCAATTAACCGTCTCGGCCAGCATTCCGGCAGCCAACCGGCTAGGCATTCGGGTACAATTTGACGGCGATCAATCCGTGCAATTTTTAAGCAATTGGCAGGCCTCCCTATGACGACGACCGCCGAGGTCTATAGCAATCTCATCGCGCAATTTGAGGCGAGCCTAGGGCAAACGGTGCCCGTGCTGCCGGTGGCGTTCCTGCGGGTGCTGGCTAAAGCGCTCGCGGGGTTGTACATCGTTCTTTATAAATACATCGGCGCTGGGGTGCTGCAGGGGTTTGTCCAAACTGC